ACATCAAGCCGGGCCGTGACGGGTTCGCCTCTAGGCTTGTCGAGTTCCACCCCAAGCGCCAGTTCAGCCTCCCGCAAATCTGCCAGGCGCTGGGCGTCACACCGCACGAGGCGACCGCTGCCTTTAAGCCGATCCGCGTGTCTGACAACGGCGCCGATGACGTGTTGGCCTGGTTGTCCGGCCAAGGGCTGGTGCTGCGTAACACCAACGCCGAGGGCTGGGCCGGTGTTGTCTGCCCTAACGAGGCGCAGCATACCGACGGCTCCCCAGAGGGTCGCTATAACCCCGCTATGCGGGCGTTCTGCTGCTACCACGGCCACTGCACCGACCTAGACTCCAATGCGTTCTTGTCGTGGGTGGCTGAGAACGGTGGCCCGGCCCACGCCCCCGGCCTGCGTGACGAGCTATTGGCCGACATGATGACGGGCGCCCTCAATAAATTAGAGCCAACAAAATCGTTTCCCGACGAGGCGGCTCGCGTCATCGCCGAGGTGGAGCGCAAAGAGCTTGGCCGCACCACGCGCACCGAGTGGTATGCGCGGTTCTGTTACGTCCAAGAGGGCGACCATTACTTTGACCTGCAAGACCGCCGGGAAGTGTCGCGGGCGACGTTTAACGCGCTGTTCCGCCACATCGAGTGCCGGTCGCTGTTTGGCAAGAAACCTAAGATCGAGGCGAGCTACTGCTTTGATGAGAACCGCCAAGACATGGGCGCCAAAGCTCTGGTCGGCATCACCTACGCCGCCGGTGAGGGCGTGCTGGTGGCGCGTGACGGTGACGTGTATGGCAATCGCTGGCGTGACGCCCGCCCTGCCGTGGCCGGTGCCGGTGGCGACGTGTCGCCCTGGTTGCGCCACTGCGAGGCGCTGGTGCCCGAGGCCAGCGAGCGTGAGCACATCTATAACGTCATGGCGTACAAGGTCCAACACCCCGAGGTCAAGATCAACCACGCGGTTTTGCACGGTGGCGATCAAGGCTGTGGCAAAGACACCCTCTGGGCCCCTTTCATCTGGGCTGTATGCGGGCCGCAACTTAAAAACCGTGGGCTGCTCGACAACGACACTCTAGGCTCGCAGTGGGGCTATGCCCTTGAGTCCGAGATTCTGATCCTCAACGAGTTGAAAGAACCCGAGGCCCGTGAGCGCCGGGCGCTTGCCAACAAGCTGAAACCCGTCATCGCCGCCCCTCCTGACATGCTCACCGTCAACCGCAAGGGCTTGCACCCGTACGACTCGCTAAACCGCATGTTTGTCTTGGCGTTCTCCAATGACCCCGTGCCGATCAGCATAGACAGTCAAGACCGCCGCTGGTTCGCCGTGTGGTCGTCGGCGCCCCGTATGGCCCCTGACGCCGCCGCCAAGTTGTGGGGCTGGTACAAGAGTGGCGGCTATGAGGCTATCGCCGCCTGGTTGCACGCCCGTGACGTGTCGGCGTTCAACCCCGCCGAAGCGCCAGCGTGGACGGAATTTAAGGCCAACCTTGTCGAGCACGGTATGAGCATTGCCGAGTCCTATCTTGTCGAGATGATGAGGCGCCGTGCCGGTGAGTTCGCCCGTGGCGCCGTGGGTAGCCCCTTTCACGCGCTCTGTGATCGTGTAGCGGCTGGTGCGCCCGCTGGCGTTAAGGTGCCCCAAGCGGCTTTGCTGCACGCGCTAAAAGAGGCGGGTTGGGTCAACTTGGGCCGCATAGCCAGCGCCGATTACCCGTCCAAAAAGAACATCTATTGCCACCCGTCACTAGTCAACCATACTAAATCGGACCTCCGGCGCATGGTGGAAGATGCGCCGGTGTCGTCGCTGGTGAGGGTCAAATAAGAAGAGCCCCGTAAGGGGCTCTTTTTTATAGGTCTAGGAAGACCGCCAATAAGGCCGCTATGGCCCCGCATACTAGGACTGTGACCATACGGCGCCCTCTTCGATCATGGCGACGATGTAGTCACTGAGCAGCGGCGATATGTCAACCCCTCCGGCTTTGGCGCTGATAAGGACCGCTGACGCGGGCCATGCCGGGTCTATGTCCGTCTCGCGCTCGCTAGGGCTGTACTCCAGCTCGCAGTCTAGCGTTAGCCCCTCCCCGTGGTAATGGCTGTACTGTATCGTTCTCATGCGTCAATCCCCATCCATGTATATGCGTGGTCAACCTCTCCCATGAGCCACCAGCCGGTAACCCGGCTGTTAGGCATGGGGCCGTAAATATGGACATCACCCGTGCGGGTAATCCGATAGCAGCGCAGGCCATATTTGACGCGCAGCGCGTCGCGCAATTTTTTATGTGTCATGCGTCAACCTCTTCGAGCACTTCAGGGGTTGACGGGTCCAGCTCGTGGGGCGTGCGGTTTAACGCGGGTTCAATCTTCAACGGCGCCAAGTGCAAGCGTGCATGGTTCAACGCCACATAAGCGGTAATGTAGTCTGACGTGAGCATAGAAAACGAGTTGAACTGAGGGAAATCGCGTTTGCGGCTGTCGTGCTTTGCTATGCCCTTGTCTTGCGCCAGTTTGCGCCCCTTCTTGCCTTTGCTCTTATCGATGAGGGCTAAGAGATCGTGGGTGGCTTGCGCGTGCTCCGGTTGGACCGTGAGGGTAGCGCGATTGTGGGTGATTGTGATCATGGTGTCATGCTCCAAAAATAGATGATGAAAGGCGCGCCGATAACGGCGGCAAAGATGAGCGCGCAAAGAAAATCGTAGGCGGCGCCTGCGCGGCGTTCGATCTTATTCATAGTCCGCTTACCCGGAAGCATTTGCCATCGGACAGCCGTTCTACGTCAATGGTGCCCGCGCGATGTATCGCGAGAATTCGAACCCGTTCCGGGCGCCCGAACAAGTGCATAGTGAGGGTTTGATTTACTTTCATTTTGTTTGCTCCAACAATAGTTTTTTCAGAAAAGGAATCGCCAAACCAGTTAACCCGGACAGTTCCTTTAGCGTCATGTTCGGGTTGTTGTCATAAATGCGTTTAATGTCGTCCAACGACAACCCGCTGATAGGTTTTTTGAGTGTGTAGGCCACTGGTTTTTCCTTTACTGTTACCCGGACAAAATCGTCCGGCCAATGCGGCCGCAAGGCCGCATGAGCCGTCAATCTTGTGCGGCCACCGACACTTCATCCGCGCGCAGAGTCTTGACCACAGCGAAACCAACAGTTTCGCTAAACCCCGCGGCTTTGGCCGCGTCAAGGGCTTGCCAGGAATAGTCAGCGTAAAACCACTCAGCGGTTTTGGGGTTGTTACCCTCCATAATCAAAAAAGCTTTCATTTTGTTTACTCCAGTGTTGCCGGACCGATTGTCCGGATTAGGGGAACAGCCCCTAACCCTGAAAATCAAACTGTAGCGATCGCGATCACACGGCGAGCATGGCCGGTAGCGTGATCGGCAATGACGATATCGCGAGCGTTAATGCTAGTGCCTGAGCACAATGTGCATTTGGCGCATGTTGAGCGCTTGCCCGCTTCCGCGCTTGCCGGGCACATGGCCTCTCCCGCTTGTACGTCAACCCCGACAGAAACGCGAAACACGCGCATACCTAGTAGGTTGGCTTTTGCCGCTTGATCGATGCTATCGGCCGATGCCATCACTAGTGGCGCCCACGCGGCCGCGTCAAAACCCGGCCGGTCCCATTGGTGCGTATAACCCCGACGGCCGTCGGCGTAACGTGTGATCTCGGACCACATACGAACGGGAGCCGCGAACGGGTCGCCGTAAGTGCCGATGCGCACAATCTTACCGGCAAGCGCTTTTGCAATGGTTGCATTGTCGGCGCGTGTGTAGCGGCCGCGCTTGTAAGCATTGAAAACCGACAAGACCGATTTTGCTACTTGTACATAGCATGGGGGTTCTTCGCTTTTCCCGGTTTTGATCAAATACGGCCGGTGCGCGCAGCTGCCGCAGATCGATTCATCGGCGCCAGTGTTAAGCGCTTCGATCGGCGAGATATCAGAGCGGATGATGAACGACTGCACAATGGCGCCGGTCTTGTCGTTTTTAGAGTCGTCGTAGATTTTGTTGACGATGACGACAATGGGTGAACCGTCAATCTCTGAGGGACCCTCATAAGCGATATAGCCTAGGAAATTTTGCATGGTTTGCCTTTAGTGAAGTGAACGAAGAGCGGCCGGTTTGGCCGCTCGAGTTTGATTAGCCGATAAAAAACGGGAGAATGACAAGGGCAGGAAGCAAGAGCAAGAATGCAAGTGCTTCGACTGCTAAGCCTACTTTTTCAATTGTTGTCATGTTGTGCCTTTACTGTAGTTGATGCTGCACTTGTTGTGCAGTGACTCTAGTGTAAGGCATTTCTTGGCACAATGCAATGACCCTACAAAAAATAAGTCTAGGTCATTGCGCGGCCAAGTCTAGGTCACGTTTGCAAAGATACGTGACCCATGCTCGCTCATAGGGGAGACATGGCTATTGGGTCAAATTGTCATGTAGATGATTGACTCTTAGAGATTAAAAATATACTGTATATAACTACAGTGCCCAAAGCCGCGACAGTGTGACGCCGCCAGCCGCCAACAGGGGTCAAGCGATTTTCCCGGCGTGACAATATGGCAATTTGACCTAACGCTAAAAGCATGGGTCAGTTGGGCTATTGACCGGCGATAGCCCAACTGACCCATGCTGCCTGCCTGCCTGCCTGCCTGCCTGCCTACCCTGTGCCGCGTGACAATGTGACAATTTGACCCAGCGCCTGCCTGCCTGGTGGCTTGTCAGAAAAAGTCAGGGGGGGAGGGGGCCGACGGCCGACCGGTCACGCTAACGGAGGGATTGCACAAACTTTTTATTTTTTATGCAAAAATGCGAATATGTTCCAAACCCTGCCATACGAGCCGCGTCAGTTGCAAGCGACTGAAGACCGCTTAGCGCGCATATATAAAGCGGCGCGTCTTGGGCTTAAGGGCGACAACCTCGCACTGGCCGCAGGAATGCTGCCGACAGAGTACGCCAGGCTCAAGCAGTTTGACAGCATCGCGGAGTACGCCGAGATGAAGGGGCGCGCAGAGGGCGAGATGCAGGCCAGTGAGCAGTTGCACACCGCAGCCGCGCAAGGCGACGCCAAGGCGGCGTTGGCGATCTTGCAGAACGTCCACGGTTGGGTGGCTAAGCAGGCCATCACAGTAGATGTGAACCAGTCGATCAGCATCACCGCCGCGCTGCAAGAGGCCGAGCGGCGAACATTGATGGTGATCGAGAACAACCCAAGCCAAGTGCTACAACATGCAGACCACACGTTACAGCGCGCAGGATGAGCAAGAACTGATGGCGCGCCTATGGGCGCCAGCTATCAAGGACAACCCGCTGGCGTTCGTGATGTTTGCCTACCCTTGGGGCGTCAAGGGCACGCCACTGGAGCACTTTACTGGACCGCGCAAGTGGCAGCGCGAGGTGCTCACCGGCATTGCGGATCACATCAAGCAGAACGGCGGCAAGATAGACTTTGAGGTGCTGCGGATGGCTGTCTCATCTGGACGCGGTATTGGCAAGTCGGCCCTAGTTAGCTGGATCACCGACTGGATGCTGTCCACGCGCATCGGCTCGACGACCATCATCTCGGCCAACAGTGAGTCGCAACTGCGATCAATCACTTGGGCCGAGCTGACAAAGTGGCTGGCAATGTCGATCAACAGCCATTGGTTTGAGGTATCGGCCACCAGGCTGATGCCAGCCAAATGGCTGACGGAACTGGTCGAGCGCGACCTAAAGAAGGGCACGCGCTACTGGGGCGTCGAGGGGCGGCTGTGGTCAGCGGAGAACCCCGACGCCTATGCGGGTGTGCACAACTTCGACGGCGTGATGGTGATCTTTGACGAGGCCAGCGGTATTGACGACGCGATCTGGGCGGTGACATCAGGCTTTTTTACAGAGAACACGCCAAACAGGTTCTGGATGGCGTTCTCTAACCCACGGCGCAACACCGGGTACTTCTACGAGGCGTTTAACAGCAAACGGGAGTTCTGGACATCTAAGGTAGTGGACGCCAGAACCGTCGAGGGCACCGACAAGAAGGTGTACGAGCAGATCATTGCTGAGTACGGGCCGGACTCAAGCCAGGCGCACGTCGAAGTGTACGGTCAGTTCCCAAGCGAGGGCGACGATCAGTTCATCAGCATTGATCTAGCGGATGCAGCCATGAAACGCCAGCCCTACAGGGACGACTCGGCGCCCATTGTGATCGGCGTAGACCCGGCGCGGTTTGGCGCGGATGCCACGGTGATTGCCATCAGGCAGGGGCGCGACGTATTGAAGCTAATCCGGCACCGGGGCGACGACACCATGACGGTGGTCGGGCACGTCATCGAGGCGATAGAGGAATACAAGCCCACGCTGGTCAACATCGACGAGGGTGGGCTGGGCGCAGGCGTTGTAGACCGGCTCAAAGAGCAGCGGTACAAGATAAGAGGGGTCAACTTTGGCAATAAGTCCAAGAACCCAGTCATGTACGGCAACAAACGCGCTGAAATA